GGTGTGACTCCGCAGTGCAGGATGATGGTGCCCACAGATTTCAACGCAGTCACCAGAGTGGCATAGCGGGTCTGCATTGCACCGATACCTGCCGCCGTGTCATTGAATCCAATCAGCATCAGAGCCACGCGAGGGCGCAGGCGTTGCAATTCTGCAAGCTGGCTGGCGTTGTTGAACTCCAACATGGTGGAGCCGGGGCCAGAGAACCGTGTGAACTTGCGGTCAGGCCAGCGGCGTGCCACGATTTCAGGCCAAGAGTTTCCAGCCAAGCCAGCGAATGAGCCGGTGGAAATGGAGTCACCCATAACCAGCACATCAGGGCGGTTTTGCTCCAACGATGTGAAAGCGATCTCGGACACGGTAAAGCTACCAATACCATGCTGGCCCACCGTCAGGCTGGCAACTGCATTCAACTGGAAGCTGGATGCGTTGGTGTTGTTGACGAAGCGGTAGGAAATCCAAACCTCAAGACTCCGCGTGATATTACGCACAACAGCAGTCAGCAAGGTGCCGTCCACTGTCAGGTCGGTTTCCATCAAGTCGCCTGCCGTGCAGGGCAGCATGCCACGGCCTTCATCAACGTAGGGGTTGCCGTTGTTGTAGAGGCGCACACGACCAGAACCGGAGTCGTTGGAGCAGTTGAGCATGACCTGCATGCTGCGCGATGGGTTGGCAGCGCAGTACACACCAATGCGCGGCCCCATGATGTTGGCAACACCCGTAGCTGATTGCATCGTCCACTTTGCCGATACCTTGAAGGCATGAGAGAGTGTCTTGTGGCTGGTCAGGTAAATGTTTTCGCTGAAACTCTGCCCTGCCTGAGTGCCTGCGGTGCCGACAATGCCGCCTGCGCCAAACGCCCAGCCCGCCAGAGTTCCTACCGTAGTCCAGTTGGCAGCATCAGTTGCCAGTGCAGCGGCGTTCTTGAGGATGTTGGAGCCGGTGTCGCGGTCAAGGTTCTGCGAAGTCACCCCCAGCGCGGACTGAGCAGCGTAAACGTCAGCCGCAGTCAGCAAAGAGCGCCCCACGGTAGTGCTGTCGCCAATGGTTGCAGCCAGTTGCGTACCAGTGTGGTTTGCGCGGTTCAGCAGCGTTGCGTCTGCTGCGTTTGCTGTGGCTCCTGCGGCAATGCCGTCCAGTTTGGTGCGGTCAGCGCCAGCGGAGAGAGCCGTGGCTGTGCCAGCGTTGCCGGTGATGTTGGTCTGGTCTCCGGTGTTTACGCCTTCCGCAGAGCCTGTGCCAGTGGCATAGGTACCGGCGGTTTGTTTGCCGTCGAGCGCGGTTTGCAGGCCTGTGACGGTTGCAATGGCTTGAGAGCCTGTATGCGTTGTACGGTCACGCAAGGCTGCATCCGTGGCGTTGGCAGTAGCGGCAGTGGCGATGCCATCCAGCTTTGTCTTATCAGCAGCGACCATGACACCGGCAACAGAGCCGGTAGCCCCACCAATAGTTGCGTCAGTGCCTGTATCGGACAGCACGGTAACGCTTGTTGCGGTAGTGCTTTGCGTAAGGTTGGTAGCACCACCGCCTCCGCCTGTTACATCAACAGTTACCGCTCCAGATACGGCTGATGCTGTGACGGATGCGCCCACAAAGTTGAGTCGCGTCAGGGCTGCGGTCAGGCTGGTGCCTTCCTCCATGACCTCAATAGCAGAACCTCCTCCTCCGCCAGTAGCAGACAGCACTCCGCCTGCCAGCGTCAAACCGGAGCCAAGCGTTATTTCTGAGGCATCGCCCAGTGTGCCTGCCTCACGGCCCACCAGCGCAGGGCCGGTCATTTGCAAGGTGTGGTCTGCGTTCCAGTGGCTAGGCTGGACTTGCGTTGCGTCCGTGCCGTCTGCTTTGCTGGAGTTGAATGGGTGTTTTACGCGAATGGTCATAGCTTACTCCTTTAAGTGTTTGCGTAGTTGCGCTCAAGCGCGGAAGTCAGGCTGATGTTTGCGTAGGTTGCCATCAGTCAAAAGCCAAGTGAATTAGCAATGCGATGCCGAACGACAGCAGCATCAAAAAGGCAAATGCTGTAGCAACGACCGAGCCGCCTGTGTAGGCCACCACTCGCACGTAGGTGGGGTCAAAGCGCAGTGTGCCGCCAGTACCAGACCAGCTAATCGTATCCAGTGAGCCGCCAGCGATGCTATGGTTCGCGCAAGCGTAGGTGTCAGTACGGACTACAAATGTGGTGTTGTTGCTGATCGCATAGGTGTCCAACGTAGCATTAACACTTGGCGCAGTTTGTGCGTCATAGTAAGTTAATGCCCCACTATTGATCGTGTATGCGGTCATTTAAGTGGCCGTAGCCGTGATGGTTTTGATAGTCCCGTCCGGGTTGCGGACAAAGTTAAAAGTCCACGCCAAGACACGCTGTGCGGGCTGCACAGTTACAACCGGGGCGGGAAGGTTGATCTCTGGAGCTTGCTGCGGCTGCATCTTGCTAACCATGTCCTGCAAGGCTTGGATGAGCGCGGTGTTGTCTTGGGCGGCTACAGGCTGCGGTGCGGATGCCATCGAGCCGAGCAGCTTTTGCATAAGCTCCGTCGTCTGATCCGCACGGGCGATGTCGCCGACAGTTGGCCCATCTTGGGGCAAGTCGTCTAGTTCGTTGGCGAGTGCAGAATAGTCGATCATAGTCTTACGAGCTTACGGCATTCTAGCGTTTGATAGCCAAACAGTCCAGAATACTTTCGTAGCGCTTAATTGCGTCGGTCAGCTTCTTGATCTTCTTGGCATCTTCCAGTGATGGCTCGGCTTTTGCCTCAGTTGGTTGCGTGGCTGTGGCGGCTACTGGAGCGTTGTTGGCCTCGCTTCTAGCAGGAGCAGTAGCTGGCTTGCTCGCCGTGGCCCCATTTGCTGGCTTCTCGCCCACTGGCGCATTGCTCTTGGTAGCCGGGGCCGCTTGCTGGGTGGGCGCACTTGCTGTGGTTTCGGGTGCAGCGGTAGGAGCAGCGGCTTGTTTGTTAGCATTAGTTGTCCCTGTTGAACGCTTTCTGGCTGGTGCGCCAGATTTTGTGAAAAGCTCCCCCTGCGCAGGGTTCTTTTCTTGGGCGGGTTGGGCTTTCTCGGCAGGTCCATTGGCCCAGCGCTGCTTGTTCGCACGTTCATCCAAGTCAGCTTGGGTGTAGCGGGTCAGTTGTAGAGGAGCGGGGCCGCGCTCTTTCACGAGATTGGGGTCCATCTCGTTCGGAGTTGAGCGTCCTGAAACCTCATCGGCTTGACGGTTCATGTTCTCACTGCGCATCTGCTGCTCAGTGGCGTTGCCCTGCTGTGCGCTGGCAACTTGCTGGCCCGGAGCGGCGCGGGTGATGCCCTCGCGGGCCATCGCGTTGGTCATCGCCTGATTGTGAGAAGCTACGACTTCGCCAGCCGCCATGATTGCCAGTTGGCGATCTTCAATGGCTTGACGTTTTGTGGCGTACTCCTCTGGAGAAAGCATGTCGGAACCCATGCTGACCTTGCGATCCAGCTTTTCAAGTTCCTTCTGCTGCTTGGCATTTTCGTCCGCAACATACTTGTTTAGTGCAGCGGTGTCACCGAGGAGAGCGGAAATATCCAAGGACAACTTTGTTGTGAAAGCGTCAACTTTTCCGATCTGCTGGGCGATGGTGCTTCGGATTGCGCCAGCGACAGCGCCGCGTGTTTTACGACCTTGCGTGTCGGAAGGTTCCACCTCTGGGTTGAACATGGTCCGCACCATCGAGGTGGGGTTCTGCTCAAACATATCCCCTGTGACGGCGTCGCGTACAGCTTGGCTTCCCATCCCGCCTTGAGGGAGAGGTTGCCGCATTGCCTCAACGCTTGGGCCTGCGGTACCAAAGTCCACTTGTTCCCGAGCTGGGCTTACAGGTGAGTTCTCTTGGTTGAACAGGTTTTGCTGAATGCCTGTGCCGGGAACCGACTGCATGCTCAGCGAGGCGTCTGGTGCGCGGGGCTGCTCGGTGTTTACCCAGTTCTCGTCGCTCGTGCCCATCGTCGGCATCTGCAAGCCGAGATGTGCCGGTGCTCTTGGGCCGACCAGAGGTTCGTACGGAGAATGGTCAAAGCCGTCACTATTGGGTGCGGGCGGGGCCAACAAGTTGCCTGTCTGGTTTTGCTCGATCTCTGGGGCGATAGTCGGAGCTTGCTCTTGGCTATTTGCCTCACTGCGACGACCCCGTTGCATTGCCCCGCCGAACGCTCCAAATAACAGGCCACCGGCGGCACCCATACCGGCGTTTTCACCGACGCCTTCACTCAGGTCTTGGTTAGGGTTGGTGTAGGCCATGCGAGCCACGTTGCCCGCAAACTGACCGCCACCTTCCTCGATAGCCTCTTGGGCCGACTCACCAACCATACCTTTGCCAATGGACCTGACCAGTCCGAACCGGACGCCTTCTTTAGCCAGCCCTCTTGGCGCTCCGACCAAAGCCTTCTCCAGAAGGTTAGCGCCGGGTATCAGGTTAGCGCCGACGGATATTGCAGTGGCCGCAGGCATCGTGGCCCGGGCAGCTTGCAGCGCAAACTCGTGCTTGGTCTGGGGGATCAGCGATTCAAGATTACCGCCTTGGGCTACACGCTGGCGCAGGGTCTGAATGAACTCGGGGTTTTGTGCCCAGTCGTCGTCTGACTGCTGCATTGCCCCTTCGTACGCAGATTGCGAGACTTCCGCGCCCTGTTGTACGCCACCAGTGCCTATCGCAGCCGCAGTGCCCCACTTGCCAGCGCTTCTTGCAAGTGCTGTCGCGGCTTCAGGGGCTAGCCCTGCTTCGCCTGCCGCGCGCATCCCCATGCCGGTTCGTACCGCAGCGGCACCACGTCCAACAAGTCCCGCAGGCAATAACGTTGCTACGTTACTCGCGGCGGTTTCACCGAGGAGGGCTGGGTCACGCACTGTCTCCCACAACGCCGTTCCGGCTTTACCTAGGATACCCTCAGACTCGTCAATCTTTGCGCTACGTTCAGCGATCTTGGCCTTGAGCTGGGGGCTGTACCGGTCTTGCCAGTAACCCTGCACGGAGCCGCCAAGCTCGGTGGCGGCGTTATCCATGTCGCCAGTTGCGAGTCCGTACAGCGTGCCGCCGGACTTAATTAGCCCACCAACTCCGCTGGCGGCAGCGTCTAAGGTATCACCTGCCGCATCTATCCACCCGCGTTTTCCAAGGGGAGGTGCTACAGGCTCGTCATCAGCGATACCGATACTTCGGGCAAACGGCGAAGTAAAGCCCATGTCAGTTCTTTCCGTTAATAGAGTTTCTGGCGGATTCTGCGGCTTCCCTAGTTGGGTACGCCTGCCCACGGTACATGTACTTTGTGCCCAGTCCGCGAGAAGTAACCGCGCGTATTGCGTTGCCGACGGCCCCGCCGGACACAGGCTGGTTGGATGGGGTACGGAGTCCCGTCGCTTGCGGAGTTTCTGTTTCTCCGCCCGCAGTGTTAACGCGCCCTGCGATCGGGTTAGTTTTTGGACTCATCGCCGCTGGTGCGCGAGAGCTTTGTGGAAGGGCGCGGAATCCGTCGTGGTTGCCAATCATGCTGGCTATTTCGTCTGCGTAGTCGCTGCCAGCCAGTGCACCTAAGTCTTTGAGCCCGGCGAACACCTCCTCTTTTGTTTTCGATGAGTTGAGCACCTGCGCTACCACCTGATCCGGTGGGATATTGCCAGTTCGGTACTGAGTTGCCTTCATTCGGGTTTCAGCATCTTTGATGCGCTTTGTCGTGTACGCAGCCAGCGCCGTATTTTGTGGGTCTTTTAGAGACTCCAAATGCTCCTTGCGAGCATCGCTAACTTCCCTAGCTGCTAAAACAAGCGCCTGTTCCCGCTCTCTAGCATCAAGCCGCTCGGTAACTGAACCGGAACCCGATGAGGAACCTGACCCACCCCTACCGCCGCCTCTGTAATAGTCGGCCTGCGCCCCGCGAAGATCGGAGTTAGCCGCAGCCTCAGACCGGCGTATCCCAAGCTCTTGGTTCTTAATGTCAAGGTTAGCGCCATCTGTAGCGCGTTTGTAAGACTGCTCACTCAGAGCTGCCAAGCGACCATCCAATGCCTCGATACGCGCGAGTGCGGTCTTGTCCCCGGTCTTGTTGTACACGTAGCGGCTCGATACCCAGTCGGCCATCTGGTCACGGGTGAGAGACAGCGGGGCACCTTTGTCAAGCTCAACGACCACGGAACCGTCCCGACCACGGGTGAACTTGTAGCCGTTTTTGTCCGACGCGCTTAAATCAGAGACGTGCCGGTCGAATTCCTCCGGCGGAGCGTTGAGCAGGTAGTTGCGTACCGCTGCGCCTTCTTGGAAAAACTGCTGGTTCCTACGCCCCTGCTGGACGTTGTTGATTGTCTGCAGGTCAGGTGCCGCGCCTATCAGCTTGCGGTGGAGCCCTCGACCCTCAACGTATTCCTTGGGCATGGCGATGCGCACGCCACCAAACTCAAAATCATCCGCCTCTTGCGCGTTCTGAGCTTCCGTACGGTAACCTTCTAAGGCCCCGCGCTGCTGGAGTTTGTACTCATTGTCAGTATCCCAAGCAGCGTCCCGCTTGGCTTGGCGGGCGTTCTCGATCTTGCGCTGCTCGCTAGCATCCATCTGCTCCATCAGGCGCAAGCCAGAGTTAAATCCGTCGTTAAATCCCATAGTGGTCTCCGTTATCGGTGGCTAAAAGCCTAGGAACTTCTTACTCAGGCCCGCTGTAGCGATACCCAATATCGTGTTCATCGGGTTTGAGTCGTCCGCTTGTCGCGCGGCACCTGTGTTGGCGCTGATCGTCCCGTTGTTGGCGTTGATGCGGTTACTGTCAGCGTTGAACCAGCTAATGCCTGCGTTCTGGCGGGCCGAGTAGTCTGCTGTGTTGGCGTTAGCCAGAGTAGCCGCTGCGGAGGCGTCGGATGCCCGTACACCGGCTTCCGTCTTGGCAGAGTCGTTCGCCATACCTACCGTCTGACCGAAGGCTTTAACACCGCTGTTCAGGTTATCCCCTGCGGTCTTGTTCACGTTAAGTCCGAGGTTGGCGAAGGTGTTCAGGCCACTACCGTAGGCTTGCATCAGGTTGTTGTCCGAGGTCGTCGCGGCGTTCACCTTAGCCATAGCCCGGGCCGAAGCCTGTGCAGCCATAGCGTCAGCCAGTGCGCCGGAGCCGATGCCCATACCTTGGAACCTACGCTGCAGGGCTTGATCCTGCATGCCGAACTGGGCGTCTGCGCCTTCCATAGCCTGCGAGCGCTGCTGCGCCCGGTAGTCCTCACTGCCCAGCTTGTCAACCAAGTCAGACATTTTCTGATACGCGGGGCGGAACAACTTCTCATAGTCATCCATACCACCACGCCCAACACTCACAAAGTCATCTCCGACCGCATCGGTTTTACGGATGGCGTTGCCGAGTAACCATGCACGGGTAGCAGGGTCGTCCTCTCCGTACGCATTGGGGTCTAGCTTGGCTACGAAGTTGCTCCAAGTATCTTTTTCCGCGTCGTAAACCAAGGGCTTGTTCGCGTCGGTCCCTATGCTCCATGCGGTGGGGTACTGGGCTCCGTCGTCGCGGGCGGTGATGTCGTAGCCAACTGCGTTGCTGCGCAGCGTGTCGTTCAGATTTGAGGTGTTTACTGCGCCGGAGTCCAGCTTGTTGGCCCAATAGCCCGCGCCGGTGTTCTCAGCGTCCCGCCCGAAAGCAGTACGGTATCCAGCCGCAACGGCGGCATCACGGGCTGCGGCGGTTTGTTTTGCTGCTTCTGCGTCGGCGGCTCCGGCGTTTTTGCGGAGTTCTGCTGTTAAACCCTCTGCTGTCAGCGCACCTGACGCTAGCTTATCTCCCCAGTAGGCTGCGCCACCGGCATCGGCGTCACGCCCAAAAGCCCGCTGGTAGGCGGCATTGATTTCTGCTGTTGTTGCCATACTGCTCTACCTTTTCTTAGCCAGAAGCTTCAAGACCTTGGCCTTGTCGCCAGCGTTGATTGCGTCCAGCACCTCACGGCCAAACACGCCTACGGAGGATTTCTTGATGACGTACTCACCACGTTGGGTCTTTGTGAAGCCGTTGTCTGGTCCGCGTGGGTCTGGACCACCTTGGTGCTTTTTAGTGATGACGCCGCCTTTGTACATACCAGAGCCGGTACCGCCAAAGCCTCCGCCATCCCTCGCTGATTTACCTTCCGCAGAACCGCCGCTTGGACTATCCCCTTCACCGCCGCTTCGACCATCGCTACCGTCCGACCTTTGTCCTTGGGACTGCGCCGGGTCACGGCCCATAGGGTTGGATGCAATGCCCGCGCCTGTCGGGGATGTACGGCCGTAACCTCCGTCGTAACCGCCGCCACCGAATGTCGGGTCCTTGGCAATCTGGGCTGCTAGTTCATCACGTGCCGCTGCGGCTTCGGCTACTGTGGCGGAGGGTAGCATGCGTTCGGAAACAAACCGTGCAGCCACGCCGCCCGGGAGCAATCCGCCTAAAGCGTTCCCGTACCCGTCAAGAGCACCGTACACCTTGCCTTGCATTGAAATAGCGCTCGGGTCGCTAAGGGAAGTAGTGGGGGTGTAACCGTACCTATCGGTACTTTCTCTGTCCCGCCCGCCACCGCCACCACGGTAGTTTTGCTGGTCATACGGGTCAACGGCAGGTGCTGCCGCTGCTTTAGGTGGCTCCAGACCGGTGGCTGTGGGTGGCATGCTGGTCCCGTCAACCGTGTCACCGTCTACGCCGTCACCCGCGAAAATATTGTGTATCTTGCTGCCGAACAGGTTAGACCTAGTGGCTGCGCGGTAGCGGGCGCTCCAGTGGGCGGCATCTTCGCCGATGGCTTTGGCTGTGTCGTCCATAGACCAACCGCCCCGATTCTGCGCCGAGCGGATAGCAATATCACTAGCGTCAGGGTTAGCGCGAAACCAGCTATATGCTGTCATTGGTGTTGACTGGGTTGCCATTACAGCTCCTGCTTACGTGTTAGCATATTATCTCCTAACTGCACTGAAGGCGGTTAATAATCTCGTTAATTTTGGCGATGATCTGCGCCGTTGTGGCCGTTGTAGCCAGTGGCTGGATAGTCGGAGCCCCCTGCGCGGTAACGTACTGCACGACTTTCACCATCGCGTCCACGCTAGCGGGGCCGTTGCCTTGGGGGATACTGGGGACTTTGCGGGGCATTACGCAAGCTCCGTCGGGGATGTAGCCATTTCAAGCTGCGTCAGCTCAATCTGACCACCAACTGCGATCTCCCAGTCCCTAGCACGGAACCCGGACGGCAAGCGAGCCGTGACGTTAGGTGGGACCGCACCGGAGTAAATCAGCACGTTATCAGCCCACACACGTACACCAACGGTACGCAGCACACCCGATATCGGGTACTTGAGCGTGGAGCCGTTAACCTCCAGCAGCCCGACCTGATCCTCAGACACAGCGCCCTGCTCCGCGCCAGACGCCAAGATAGACGCATTCGCTGACGTTATCTGTGCGTTGGTGTTAGCAAGCACTGCGTCAAAGTAGCTAGGCTCCAGAAACACAGCCGATGACGTAACCCGCACACACCCAAACGACCCTGCTGTCGCTAGCTGGAACCTCTTGGACTTCCACTCAAAGCTGTACGGCGCGGTGTCCGGCGGGTCATATTCGTAGACAAAGTTATCCGAAGCATCCACGTACAGCATCCGGGCGGTGTACTGGTCTATGGTGGTGCAGCGGGCTGTGGTGCCGACGACACTGAGCTGCTTGTCTGCGTCCTGCGGGGAAAACACCAGCGCCCCACTGATGTACCCGTTGGTTGTGTAGAACCCGTAGTACCTGCCGTCATAGATACACGCGTGCATGGTAGACGGGTTGTACTGGGCGAATGTTGGTCGGCTAAGAACCGCTGCGGTAGCTACCCCGATACCGGAGCCGCCGATGCGGACAAGTCCGTTCTGTGCAGCGTAAGTTACCCCGCTCTCATCCGCAGCCATAGACCGCTTGCTCAGGCAAGGCTCCCACACCGGGACTTTACTGAACGTGAACGAGGACGGGTGTAGACCGGACGCGCTGTGGGTCGCCCCTGTGGTGGTAACCACCAGCATGTTGGTAACTGCCTTGATCCCGACGATAGGCGCATCCACCGTCTGCATATATGCCAGAGGCCACGCATGGGGGTAACCCGGCTCGCAGAACCACACCTCGTTGTTACGGAACGCCGCGATAACCCCACCGGGCATGGATATGAAGCCCTTGAGGTCGTCCTTCGGCGGGAGCCATCCGGCGGTAATCAGGGAGTCTCCGGCGATAGCCGTGGCGGACAGGGTATCTGTGTAGCTTGTAGTCGCTGCGCTTATCTGCGCCACCATCTGGTAGGCCGAGCCTGTAGTCCGGTAAATGCGCTTGTACACGTAGTTCCGGTTGGTCGTCCCCGGAGGGTTTGTCAGGTTCGTGATCGTTACCCCGCCCGGCGCACCGAGCGTAATCGTGGCGGCTGCGGATGGCATGCTTTCTTCGGTGAGCGTAGCGCCGAACTGGGTCACGTAGGTGTACAGGTAAGCGTAAGTACCCGTAGGTACCGAGCCGGTTGTCGCCGCCAGTGTGGGCGCGTTGGCGGGGGTCTCCACAGAGAGGAAGTACCAGCTCGCGGGCATAGTCCCGCCGCCAGTCGCCATCGACAAGTTTGTCTTCTTGGGCAGGCCGTCGCCGCTGTAGTAAATCTTGTACTCGCTGTCGCCCACGGGGCTGGGCGCTACATCCACATCAGTCGCCCACGATAAGGTCTTCTGTCCTGACTGGGGCCCGAGCTGGTAAATACTCAGCGCATCGGTGACCACCTGCGCGGCCACTAGCTTGGGGAAGTTGATGGGCTGCAGCGCCGCCGCGTAAAGCCTAGCCTGCGATGCTATCTGGGCCGCGTTGTTGGGTAACGCCGCAGGGGTTAGGCGGGGCGCAATGCCCGCGAAGGAGCTTAGGTCGAGTTTCATTTTGCTGGCTGCGAGTTAGCAAGAATGTCTGTCTTGTCCTTGCTGCCGCTGGTAGTGCCGAACCAAAAAGCAATGGTGACACCCCAAGCGGTGCCAAGTTGCCCCAGCATGATTAGCATCACTTGGGAGTCAGCGACTGTGAATGCCTTTGTCATCATGCCCAACAGAACTACGAAATAGCCTATAGTGATGCCGAATGTGAGAGTGGCAGGGACATAGCTGCGGGTCGCCTTCAGCATCTCCCGCGCCCCGCTACGGTCTGCGGCTGCAATCTGCTCCAGCTTAATTTCATGGTCTTTAAGGAACTTCTGCATCTCAAGTTCAGCAAGCTTCAGTGAGCTAATCTGTTCTGGCGATAGCTTGTTCCCGCTCAAGGCTTCAGTGACTGCCTCCACAGTCTTGGCTTCAAGGCCGAGCTTCCCAGCGATAAAAGAGGCAGCAGCACCACCAAGAGGGCCACCAAGAGCAGTCCCAAGGACAGGTGCCACAGTTTTAAGAAGTTGTTTCCAGTCATCCATATATCCTCCTGTTAGGCGTACGCCCGAGTGCCGTCTTTGTCGATGATGAGCGCCTGTTTTCTGCCCCGTGGCTCAAAGCTGATATGGCACCATGAGCCATTAAATTCGTTAATGATTTGGTCGTACATCAAGCCACTGGCGCGAACACGGTCGATGATCTGGTTGACGCTGCCGAACTTGGGGGCGGTGAAGTCGATGGCCCAGCCGAACATGTGTGCAGACGTTTTAGAGCCGCGTACAGCTTCGTTTAAATCTGGAGAGCGGAACCAAGACGAAATCAGGATGGGCTGGTTGTCCAACATGGTGCGAACCTGCTCTAGCCTACGGGCGGCTTCTTTCATGTTCTCCAACACCGCAGGCGCAGGGTGATTGATGATGCCGAGCCTTGAAGCGGTTTGGCTGTGTGTTGCTTCCTCAAGGGAGAAGTTGTCGCTTAGTTGCATAACGTCCTCACTTTCTCAGCTACAAACGGGTTCACATCTACGGCTACCGCAGCAGCCTCCTGAATTGCTATATCCCAAATCTCTTTAAACACAGCCTCACCAACTTCTACGTTGTGATTGAACAAACTCTGAGTCGCGTAGTGCTGCGCCCACCAGAGTTTGAAGTTGGCCTCGTAGGGTGTCATTTCCTTATCGCGTCCAGAAAGCCAGCCGCCAACAGGCCGACGATGAACACAACCACGATGCCGATGATCTTTTTAGTGGCGTCTTGCTTGTATGTATCCACCACCTTCGCATCGCGCACCATGTCCAGATGCGCTTTGCGGTGACCATGAAAATCAGGCTTGCTCAAGTCGTCTTTGATGAAAGCCTCAGACACGTTCACATAAGACTGCGCCTGCCGGATTTGCTCGTCACGAATCTCTTGCAGAATCTTCCAGATGTTGTCAGGGGTGGCTTGCTCGTGGTCAGCCCACCGGCGGTTTGGCCTATCGGTTGGCTCTTGCATGTTCGATTCCCATTAGGATGATGTGGGGGCGTATCCAAATCCATACCGCAGCAAAGGCAAGGATGATCTCGCCTGAGATGGCTGCGGGGGGCGGGTAAACCGAGGCCAGCATTGCCGACACAGTGAACACCCACAGCGCTGCATTCCAGCCAGCAAAGTACCGTGCGAACATGCCGTGGAACCGCTCAGTGCCGACGATGAATATTTGCGTGAGGCCGCTAAACAGGAACGTAAACGCCCATGCTTCTTCAGACATAACGTGGCTCATGTAGTGATATGTCGGGCGATCAAATGTTTGCCCGGGCCACGCAAGCAGGATGGCCCAGAGTAGCTCTGAGAAGCCCAGCAGCAGGCGGGTAATAACAAGGTCGCTGTCGAACAGCGCTCTACTCATGGCGGGGACGAAGGTTTTGTTCATACATAAATCTCTCTTACTGCAAGCCACGAAAGCTCACAGTGGTTGCGCTCAAGCGGATAGAAAAGCAGGTCAATGATGTGGTACGTCCAGCCGAAGAACCGCCCTGTGATGTGCGCGTTCCACGCTGCTGCGGATAGGGTTTCTTGGGGCTTGCCACCCAGAACGCGCATGACTGCTACGTCGATGGCGATGAGGGTGGTTAGTAGGCTCACTTCACTTCGCCAGTAAGAATCTCCGCCTTGCGACCCACGGCGATCAAGCCGATGGAGGTCATGTAGTCCAGCGCGTCAGAGATAGATTGCAGGGACAGATCGACGTTCACAGTGCGTGGGTCGTTCATCAACTCTTGCAAGTCAACAATGATCGGGTCTGCGCTGGCTTTAACAGCGATGCGCTCCGCGCTGGTGAACAGCATCTTGTATTCGATGACGCTTACCTTTGGGGGTTTTACAGCTACCGGCTCGGGCGCTGGTGCTGGAGGTGGGACAGGGCGCTTTGTCAGCACCCCACCTATAAAAGTATCGCCGTTCTCCGCGTCGTCAGGTACTTGCGTGTCGTAGTGAACCGCGACATCTGGATGGTAGAACCCCGCAGGGTCGCCCTCTGGGGCAATGTCGCGGATGCGGTTGTTTTCAATCCAAGCGTATTTCATGATTAGTATCCTTCCGTCCATGCAAAGACTACGAAGCCCGCGCCGCCAACGGAGGGGCCTGCGCCCACACCTGAACTACCGCCACCTCCTCCGCCGCCAGCACCACCAGCGCCGCTGTTCGCAGTCACAGTGGCGGAACCGCAACTGCCGCCACCACCACCACCAAAGCCACCTCTACCGCCAGCACCGCCACCACCGCCAAAGCCGCCGTTACCGCCGAGTTGCCCGCCTGTCGCACCGCCGCCACCGCCACCGCCACCGTACCCACCAGACCCTGCGGACACAGAGGGGGAGGAACCGCCGCCACCGCCACCAAAACCGCCACTACCCGCGCCAATGCTAGTACATGACCCACCTCCACCCCCGCCGTTAGGAGTTACACGGTTGATGTAAAGTAAAGATTGCGTTGCTGCGGGAGGCATGTTGCCACCCCCGCCGCTTTGTGCGGGTACGGTCGTAGTCCCTCCATTGCCGCCGAATGGGCCTCCACCAGACCCAGTGTAGGAAGTAGCGGTTGGAGTTCCTGTTATAGCAGGCCCGCCATTGCTAGTAGCCCCTCCGCCTCCCCCACCTGTACTTGTAGGGCCCCCAGCACCGCTACTGCCTCCGTTGCCGTAAAAACCACCACCACCGCCGCCGCCAGTGCTGGAAGCCCCTGCTCCAGCAACGCTGCCCCCGTTACCAAACATGCCACCACCACCACAACCCCCCGTAGTTGCAACTGCAGCGGTGCTACTCCCTCCGTTGCCAAACATACCACCGCCGCCGCCGCCAGCATTATTGGAACTGCCCGTAGATTCTGTACTGCCGCCGACTCCACTAAGCCCGCCGCCGCCGCCGCCAGCATCATTGCCATTTATGGTCTGTTTAGTACTACCGCCTGCTCCTCCCGTGCGGGTAATTAGTCCGCGCAAAGAGGCAGACGCCGAGGCAGTTCCGCCAGCACCTCCGGGATTAAGTGTCGATAGGTTTGCTAGACCGGCGGGTCCACCACTGCCACCTGTGCAAGAAACCAAAGAACCGATAGATGTGGTCCCACCTGCTCCGCCGCCTGCGGTGCCCGCCGCGCCAACTATGCCCGCAACAACTTGTCCGGGAGTAACGTCAATGATGCCCTCCGCACTGCCCCCACCCCCGCCTCCGGGAGACCCAATCGACTGTCCGGTGCCAATAGTTCCGCCGCCTCCACCACCACCGCCTGCGAAAAAGTAAATCTGGTAGACGTTCTGCGGGACGGTGAAAGAGAACGCCCCCGGAGTTAAAAACTCACGGGCATTAAGCCACGTAGAAGGAGCAACCCGAGTAGGAGCGTTAGGAGGTAACGGATAGCCGTAGGTACCTTTATTCATGATTAAAAGTCTCCTGCTTGTGTGGTGATCAGGTTGAACGTCTCAGCCTTCTCGGTGCTTGCGCGTAAGCTAAAGCCTGTTGCCAGTACCAGTGGGAAGTTCACGTTGTTGTTGCTGTTCAACTGTGCCGACCATGCAGGTGTTGCTGCTGCGGGGGTGTTCGCCAGAACAGGAACTTCTGTCAACAGGAATGCCGTTGTGCCGTTGTGTACGAACAAGCGAATCATCCCTGCCGTGGTTGTACCGGTGGCTTGAATATCAAGGGCGTCTACGCGAGAGCCGGAAGCTCCAGAGGTCATTACTGTGCCGATAGTTCCGCTGCCGTCACGCGCTGTGTTAGCTGTTGAGATTGCGACAATCGCCGTCTTCGGCGTTGCTGCGTAGTTTGCATTTACTGACATTTAAATTACTCCTTGGGACATGAGAAGGAACGCTGGGACGGACGCGCCAAGAGCAACCCAGTCCGGCGAGTCGAGAGAAGGATCGACCGTGCTTACTTTGCTTGCTACCGACAGTCGATAGTTCTGCACGTTGAGTGGGCTGTACACGGCCTGACCGAATAGGTACGTTGTTCCGCTAACCCACACTGGCGTTGGGATGCCCAAGGCCGTTGCCCCAGCTACGATGGTCTGGACAAACCCGGTCGTGGCAATGCTCGTATCGCTGTCAACGGTGCTTGGTGTTGGCGCTGTCGGGTTACCCGTAAACACGGGACTTGCGATAGGGGCGTATCCAGTAATAGCAGCACCCGCAGGGATGGTCACTGTGCCAGTGAATGTCGGGGATGCGATAGGGGAAAACTCTGTCCGCACGAAAGCGGTGGTAGCTATCGAGGTGTCGTTGTCGCCCTGTGCTGGGGTTGGTGCAGTTGGGTTGCCAGTGAACGTTGGGGACGCGATGGGTGCTTTGCTGTCGATCTGTGGCTGTACTGCAGACGTTAGGCCGGCTATGAAGCCTATCGACGCTGCGCTCGGACCAGCCAGCGCTTGGATTTGTGCGGTGCTTACTGCGCCAATTGTGGTTGCCGCTGGCAGGCTTACCGATGTAGCTCCAGACAGGTTATGAACACCCGTGTAGGTGTCTCCAGCTTTCTGAACACTCAGCTCCAACCGTGCAAACTCATCCATCACGGCTTTGGTTATCGCCAGTCGTACGGATGCTCCAGTGGTGAACGTGCGGGCTGCGGTGCTCTCTTGGGCCCGGACAACAGTGAACACGGCTCCTGCTATGGACGTTACCTTAACAATCTCAGGGATGTTGGCGGCGTCGAGCAGGGTGCAGTAAAAGTAATCCCCGCCCGTGGGCACCGGGAACTTGCTGGCGTCTACCACGGTAACGCTGGTCTGCCCTACGGTCGTGATCGCCACGGACAGTGTCGTGGCGGCGTTGTTGGCGATAAGTGCTTGGGTCATGTACTAATCCTGTGCTATGCGGTAGGTGCTACGTTGTTTGGCGCTGTCGGCGCTGCCGTGACGGTCCCGCTACGCTCTACGCCCAAGGCAGACATAAACACCTGCAGGTGGAGCTGCGCGCGCTGTGAGCTGCCTACGAACTCACTGTCCTTGAGGTACGCGCGGTACAAGATGTAGTCCAGCAGCGCGTTGGCGTACACGTCGCTCAAGCTGATGTTGCCAACCACGGCTCCGAACGCGGTCCCAGAGGCAGGTACGGTCACATCGGTGGGGTAAACACTCAACAGAATCTCGACCTGCGCAGCGGTGGTAGCCGGGGGGTAGACGTAGAACGACTGGTTATCGCGGGGGTCGAACGTGAAGTGCGATATGTCCACCGCAGGGGTCTCTGCATGCCACCCGGGCGTATTGGCGTCCAGCAGGTCACGGCTGGTCTGGCGCACTGCGTACTTGGTGCTGGTAGCCGCCATGTTGCGGATGATGTCCAGAAGCTTGTAGGGGCCGACGGCTGCAGTCTCAGTGATGGTGGTCAAGTTCTGCCGTGTTCCGGCAGCTAACGTGCCTGTAACCGTGCGTGTGTTTGCATCGGGGCGGAACATAACAATCTCGCGCTGCCCGTCGTTGAGCCAGCGCACCAGTTCTGAGGCATCCCAGCGGGTCGCGGTTGTGTCCTGCAAGGACTGGGACGCCCGTTGAATGATGGTGCTAGCTGCGGTAGTCATGGTTACGCAATCGGGTTAGGGTTCACGCGGCGGCTGGCTTGTACGCGCCCTACTCCGCCTTCGTTACGCGCCTTGCGGGACTTGGACTGGGCGGAAGACCGCAGCATCATGGCCCCGCTCTGGTCTGTGAACGACTGCCCGGGCATGCTCATCAGCCGGGAGAGCGCACCTTCGATCAGGGGCTCCATCCACAGGTCAAACAGGTCATCCTGCAATGACGCTGCGGCGCGCACGGGTCGCATGGCTACTTCCGCAACGATGGTGAATACGCCGTCAGGTACGGGGTAGAGGTTCAGCAACATGACCGAGCTGTCGCGGGTCACGTAATAGGTAGTCGGGGTCGATGGGGTTGACGTTACGGCGGAGACTGTGTCCGTCGCGCTTGGGGTCAACAGGGTTCCGTCAAGCCACAACTTCATCACCCGTGCGGGCTGCTGGTCGGTCGGGCTTGTTAGTGTGTACGTGCCTGTAGCGGCTACGGTTGGGAAGGTCTGCTTCTCACGCAGTACCAGTGAATCTTCGCAAAACGCAATGGCGGAATCCTGCAAAGCCTGTTTCGCAAGCGGCTCGGGACAACCCGGCACAAGCGGCATGAGTCTTGGCAGAAATGTAGCTAGCGTTTTCATGTGGTCCTTGTGAAAAACCCAGCCGTTTTACGGGCTGGCTGAATTATATGTTGCTTACGCGTTAGCAACAATAGGCTGTGTAACTTTCGCAGCGCGGCGTCGAATAGCGGCTTCTGACATCTTCCGCCTAGTTTCTTCGGAAAATACCCGGCCTTTCTGGGTTGCGGACATCTTTGCTTTGGTTTCTTCGGAGTGTGGGCCCCTACGGCGGGCGGATGCTATCTCGGACATACGGGCTTTATGGGCGGCGGTGAGCGGTGGCTTTTTTAGGCCGGTCTGCGCCAATCGGTTCTTCTCGCAAATCTCCGGGCTATGTTTCCGACCCTTATTCGCCAGCGAAACCTTTAACTTTGTTGCTTCCGTGTGTTTTTTACCGACGTGAGCTGCGGCTATCTTAGCTTTAGATTCCGGCGTGTGCTTCGTACCAAGGGCGCTACCAGCGGTAGGGCTCATGTTGTAATCCGGGGAAAGTGTGTCCATCCAACGCTGCTCGGCGCTTACCGCCTGCTCCCGTTCGGTTAGCTCAAGAACCTCAAAAACGAAAGCGTCCTCGCCGTACTTGTTCCAAGCGTTCTGCAAGTGTGGTGAGTGGTGGTTCCCTTTGCGGAGGGTGCACTTGTGCAGAATCCAGCGTTTCCTGAAGTTGACTGCGCTACCAACGTAGCACTTTTCGTTTTGTACGTTTTTGATTACGTAGACGCCGCTTGCGTTGGTCATGTTGGTATAAAGGTGTAATGAAAAAGCCCGGCGGTTAGGCCGGGCTTAATTCTAACGCGCTTACACGTTAGCAGCTACGTTTAACGTACGATCAGCAGAGCCAGAGCCTCTTGCTTCACTACGCGATGCCCATAAACGTTCAAACTTCTCACATAGTCCCCAAAGTCTGACGGATTACGGATGGTTTCCATCTTGGTAATCTGGCTGGCGAAGGTGATACCGGACTTGTGACCAGCCAAGATAGCGCGGCGCTTGAATGCCACGTTACCGCCGGAAGCAGCAGTCTCGGTGCCGTCAGCGGATGTCCATGTGGACACGCTAGCAGCTTGCCAAGGCAACTGGTTAGTCACGTACACAGTGAAGCGGTCGATCATGCCGATCTTGCCGTTGCGAACCATCGACTGGCTATCACCCATGAATTGGGCTTGGGCCAAGTTGGTGTTCATCAACAGAGCGCGGGTGGCGGGGTCGATCAGCAAGAAGCGATCAGACTCAGGCACGTTTTGCTCGTCCAGCACGGAGGCCATCTGCAGAATCTTTGTCAAGATGTTGGAGGCGTCACCTGCGGTAGCGTTGATCTGGATCGGAGCACCGGAAGTACCCAGATCGTAAGCACCAGACTTGGCACCAGCGGTAGCACCCATGTTAGCAGCGGCAGGTCCGGTGGCGGAAGTGATGCTGTTGAACAGTACGGTGGAGTCGATGGCGATCTTCATCTGCTCGGCTGCGTCAGCAGAGAACATGTCCAGCAGGTTAGGCTTGGCCTGATAGTCCAGAACGTCGTTGATCTGGAAGGCGAAAGCTTTGGCCTTGTCGATGTTCATCTCCAGCACGTCAGGCTGTGGAACTTGGTAGTTCAAGCCGCCGCCGCCAACTGTGTAGTTGGTGACCGTGATGGTGGGTGCAGTGTTGATGATGACCTTGTCGCCCATGCCGGAAATCTCGCCTTGCCAGTTGGTGTTAGCGATTTCGCCGAACACTGTGGAGGCATAGAACTTCGCGTTCAGCTTGGCGGACCAGACTGAGGGGATGAAGTTACCGGACGCTGGGGTAGCGGTGTTAAAGGGTGCGCTTACTGGAAAGTTAGCTGCACTGTTGCGTGTTACTGCCATGATTTAGCTCCTAAAAGTGGTTGGGGTTAGACGATGCGGATGTAGTCGGTACCGTTGGTAGAACCGGTAGCCAAGAACACAGCCATACCTTGAGCGGCCATAGTCACGGCAGCGTTCACGGTTCCGGCAGAGTTGGTAGCTTGGATAGTTCCGCCAACAGGGGGGTAAACCTTCAGGGTCTGGGTAGCCACTGTGGAAGTGACAACAACCATAGAGCCGGCAGGCAACGTAGGCAGAGCGCCCATGCTGTTAGCAGCCATAGTGGTGATGACGTTGACCATGCCGGGCAGGGTGAAACCTGCGATAGCAGCGGCTTGGGTGTCAGTGGTTTGCGTGACAGTAAGACCTGTCTCGCGTCCGCCGATGGCGGAGACTAGGGACGATACGTTTGCCATTTTGAATTACTCCAAATTGACCGCCCCTAGTCTGGTGAGTTACATTACTCGACCTTCGCTCAGGGCGGCGTTGATAATTTGCTCAATCCGCGCTGCTTCTGCTTCGTTCCCCCGGTACTGGCCTCTACGCATGTCGTCGTAAAACTTCGTGATATCGGCCTGCCGTATCGTCTGGGCTTGCGCCTGAACGGGTGCAACAGTTGCAGCGCCTCTCGGGCTGACTTGTTTATCCAAAGGATCGGGTCCTTTTGGTGCGGGTTTGCGCGGTCCTAGGTAGGCCATAAACACCGAGGCGGCGTGGTCAGCGTTAAGGCTGTCCTGTGCTTTCTTCAGTGCTGCCTGACGGTTGATTCCATACACGGGGTCTGTCTCTGCCAACCAAGCCAGAAAGGCCGGATCGGTATTAACCTTCTCCCACTCAGGAACTAACTTGCTAACACGGTCAAAGAACGACTGCTCGGCTGTCATGGCGACCTGCTGGGTTGTCCCATACAGAGCGTCTTGCAACTGCGCAATCTGGCCCTCAAACTGTCTAGCCCTTGCGTCAAACGCTTGTGCTGCTTTACCAATCGCTTGGCTTGCAACACGGCTTACCATTTCCACTAAATCCGCCCCAAAGTTATCTACATCTTTGGCTGAAACCTCCGGCGTCTGCGGCTGCTGCTCTCTTTGCTCTGATGCCCGGTTGAGCCGATCTACGGCTGCGGACAGGTCAGACTGCAAACTCTTTACCTGCTGCTGTAATGCCGGGACTTCTTTGTTAAAAAGTCCCTGAAGCGAGTTATAGCGAGCGCGCCATACATCATCTGCTGGTGTAGGCTCAGGTGGCTTTGCGGCTACTTCTGCGGTCGGTTCCGGGGTACTGCTCGCTGTGAAAGGGTCTGGTCCGTCTTGTACAGATTCCACCTGCTCAGTTGAGGTCGGGGGTTGCCCGTTTGCCTCCGCTAAAGTTGCGTCTGCTGCGTCCAGTGCGGCTTGCACTTGCGTCGGTAATCCCATGAATACACTCCTGTTCCGCTATGCGGTTTGACAGTTTAAAAACCAGCTTTCGCTGGGGAAACACATCGGGGCCAGTTAAGGGCTTATCCGTTAAATCGGTTTATAGCACATCTGCTTACGCGTTAGCAAGTGGTCTGTGTGAAAAATATTTTCGCTCGGCTGCGGCTCGCGCATCGGCGGCTTGCTCTAAATTGTCAAACAGCCCGATATTTATGCTCTTTCGGTGGTGCCGGATGTGAACCTGCCACTTCTCGCTTCCGGTATTCCACGAAACACCTCGCCGCCCGGATGTGTTGTTGCGGTTGTGGCTTATATTCTCGTGGTTCTGCTTATCGCTAACTTCACGTAAGTTGCTACTACGGTTGTCGTGCTTGCACTGGTTTATGTGGTCTATTTGCAGCGTTGGCGATACCCCGTGGACGTGGGCCCATATAAGTCTGTGCGCCATGTACGCTCTACCGTGCACCCTAACGATCACGTAACCTTCGACCGTGCGGCAGGTTAGTGGTTTTCCAACTACTCGGCCTCTGCCTTGCTTGGCCCACGATAGCAAGCCCGTCTCTGGGTCGTAGCTAAACAACTCACGTATCTCATCTGGGGTTAAAATTGGCTCAGTCATCTCGTACCTCCATACGATTTTGATTAGAAGACCCCGTTGCGTTGGCGCGCTTCGGGGTTTTTGTTTTACTGCTTTTTCAGGGCAGTGGACGCGTCATCCATCAGCTTTAGCATCGACTCCAGCAGCGCAGCTCGCCCTTGGGCCTTACGCAACTGGTCAATGTCGTTGGACTGCATCAAAACTTTTAGGTCACCGGAGAGTTTGAAGTTGAGCCACTCCTTCAGCTTGTGCTGGCGCGAGAGGTAGTCAAACAGTTCTAGCTCGTCCGGTTTTGTCATTACGCGATATATACCATACTGCTAACGGGTTAGCAAGTGTTACGGCTGAATATCTTCAATAGAAATCTCAGCGGTGGCTTTGGCCTTGCGGGCGGGCTTCACAACCACATCCGTAATATCGGCCAGCTTGGCGTAGATTTCCTTGCCAATGTCGGTAAGCACCACAACACCATCGTCGCCACGCAGGCCAACATCTTGGTTCTTGTAGATCAGGCGGGCGCAGTGGAACCACGCACCCTCTTTAACGAATGTTTCTTCTTGGGTCATTTTTTGGCTTTCTTAGGTGTCTCTTTCTCAAACTTAGCCTCGGCCTTTTTGTAGGCGGCTTTGCCCGGGAACGCTTTTTTCTCGGCTTCTTCCTTCTTGGACTCTTTGCCCTTGAACAAGAACGCGGGTTTTGTTGCCATGATTACTCCTAAGCTGGCTGTGGGCTGAAGTTATCGGTCTGGGGCGCGCCGTTCATCAGGACTTGACCTGACTGCGGGCCTGCTCCGTTGCCGTTCTGTGGTGCCGGGCCTTGTGCTTGCTGCAGCTCGGCTTGTTGCATCTGGGCCTGCATGGCTTGCATCTGCTTGAGCTTGAATGCGCTGATGCTCGGTACAACGCTGTCGGTGTTCATGTTGAGCCCGCGAGCAACTTCGCGCAGGACGGACGCCCGGCCCTCGATGCCAACAATCTGCATGTCCATCGGGTTTGCGGTAGCCTGTAAAAATTGCATGCGGGCCTGCGTTGCCGCCTCTTTCACCTGCAAGCTCAACGCGCCACGGGCTACGATGTTCAGGTCACCCCGGAAGTCAAACCCCGGCTCGTACTGCATCTTGAAGTCGAACAGGCGGTTCAGGACGGGCGTGGTGATGTGCAGGTCAAGGCTGGATACCAGCGACTTGATGACCTTGCTGGCGTTACCCACCATCATGGAGAGGCCCGATGCTGTGCGCCCCGCCCCCGGTGTGCCCTCGGTTCCGGTCATGTAGCGCGGGATACCGCTGTACTCGTCGGCCATCAGGCTGAACTTGTCGTACACGCCCATCAGCTCGGCAGCGTTGCTTGTCGGCTGGAAGAACGATATAGGCGCAGCGGAACTGCCCATCGGGTCGTTGTTGAACTGCCAGATTTTCCAAGGGAACAGCTCTGACACGTCCTCGCCCGGGGCGATGCGGTCGATGTTGACCCCCACCTGCGGGCCCGACGAGATGCCGAGGTTGTTGGCCAGTGCGCGCGCAGCGGCGTTGCACATGTTCACGCAGTCTTGGATCAGGTCGTACAGGCTGTTGTGCCAGAACGCGCCGGGAATGCGGTTGTAACCGTCTGCATAGTATGGACGGCGGGCCAGTGGGTCGGGGTTGATGATGGCCTTGATAACGTGTTCACCGATCAGCCAGCACTCCACGGGGTACTCTTTGGCGTCGTCAGTGATGTCCTTCATGCCCCACTCGCGCAGCATCTTGCCCGATACCGAGCCCCAATACTGCAACGCGTCGATCAGCTCGCTACCTGTCAGGGATGCTCCGCTGTCGCGCCCCTCGGCGCTCTCTTTGGCGGAGTCAATCGCCAGCCACTCAGTCAAGCCACCGTTACCGTGGGCATCGAGTACCGCGCGGATAGCATCCTCAGAGTAACCATCTACGCCGATCATGGCGCTCAGGGAACCGCGACTCAGGCGGTGGCGCTCGATCAGGTACCCGTCTTCGCAGTTCTTACTCCAGCTAGCGGGGTACATCATGAACGGGTCAACGCGCTCCCAGTCGAGGCATTTAACTGTCTGCACCTGCGCGGTGCTCTTGCCATCCGGCCCGGGTACCCACTTGAGCTTGGGCTTGTTGCTGATGATGGGGCCCTTGATGAACGCGGTCTTGAACGTCGTGATGTCGTCCATAAAGTCGTTCATGGCTTCAAGGTAGTTACCCTCCACCAGCGTATCTTCCAACGAGTCTTCCAGCCGTCCTGCCTCAAACCGGGCCTGCACCATAACTTGGTCTTCCAAGCGGTCCTTGGCGTCACGCATCAACTGGCGAATCTCGTCAATCTGCATGGGTGTGGGGCCCATCTCGGCCTGCATCACGAGGGACTGAACACCCTGCATGATCTGGGCAATCTCCTCGGGCGGGAGTTCCGGCTTGGGGCTGGGGGATATGGTCCAAGGCTTCTCGGACCCGGAGCCCACCATGATGTCCCCTAGCAGCGCTTTAGCCTGCCGCGCCTTGGTGGCGAACAGCATCATGTAGATGGTAGAGCCGCCCTGCTGCTTGAGCTGGGCTTCCATAGCCGAGGAATAACGCCCCGACTTGGCGCGAACGGCTTCCAGCATCTCCTGCTCAACCTGCATCTTGGCCTGTTTCGCCATGCTCCAGTGTTTTTGCAGAAGCTCAACGAGACCCTGCACTACCGGCTGCTGACTGTTAGCATGCGCCCGCTCTGCCGCCGCTTTCGTAGCGTCTTCGGCTAACAGGGTAGAGAGCGGCTTCATGGACATAAACCCACCCACATTTAATTGTGGGGCTTTGCCGGACGGTGTATTGAAGCGGAACGGGTCAGCAGGCGGCGTACTCCCTGCGGAGGGGGGTGTTAGTCCGAAGGGCTGCATGTGCTTACGTGTAAGTGTTACTGGCCTGTGGACGAGCCGCGATGTCCGCCGTACTCTACGCGAGTCGGGTCATCTGTACCATCGTCAATATTGCGCTTGCGGTCTAACGCCTTACCGGCTGCGCGGGCTTGACCGAAGCCGAGAAGGTGTAGAGCCAATGACGGAGCGCTCTCGGCTTCGGTCTTATCGTGGAAGCCCATGTAAGTCTTGCTTCCGTCAGCTCCAACTCGAACGCGCCGTCCAGCGCCACCGGGTACATCAGCCATTTACAGCTCCTAGTGTGGGAGTCAACGTACGACTCCAAGCCAAAAAATAAACGCCATTGCGAGAGTGCCCGCCGCGATCATGTCCACGGGGTGCCAGTCTCGCTTCTGGCCGATGTCCATCACTACCGTAACAGCCAGTACAGAAATACCTATCGGCCAGACTAGCACCGCCAACAGAAAAAGAATCGCTGGGAAGAACAGTCGTGTGATGGTCATTTGCGTAATGTACACCAAACAAGCTTACGCGTAAACATACTTCGTTCGACTTATGGGCTGCGCAGCTTTTCGCTGGTTGTACCCGCCACCGTTCAGTGCAAGGTTGTAGTGTAGCGCTAGGTACTGCACCCCGTCAGCCAAGTGACTGAAGTGGTTCTTCTCAGCCACTGTCGGCCCTGTTGCAGCGGTCGATTTCTTGAACCGGTAGCCCCACTCAAAGCCGTTTATGGTGTGTGTGCAGCTAGGATCAATCAAAAACGCAGGGCCACCGTCGATTTGACGGGTCAAAAGCCCCTCCACAGCCCCAATTCGACGCTCTGGATCGTTGGTTGTGGCCCGAATCACCTTAAAACCACGTGCAGAAATGGCCTGTGCGATGGTCTTTTCGTCCACCTGAGAGCGCACAAAACACGCCGGATCGACCACAAAAACGATGTTTTCAGGCCGAATTTGAGCAAAATCACCCCGTAATTTCGGTATTAACAGCCTATCTAGGTACGTTTCCACCCCCATCGTCTGGTCAGACGGCACGTAACACTCGCCCAATATGTTCACCCGACCCCTCATATCCTGCTGCCCAATGCTTGCGGCAGCTTGCAGACCGTTATCCATGCCAATAATCAGCGGATTTAAGGTCTGCATGATCGCCTTGAGGGGCGTCTTGCTTACGTGAAAGCTACTTTTGAAGCTGGATTTGTAGACGGGGTTGCCATATTCACCCGGGCCAAACTTGTTCTTGAGGTAAACGTCTATCCAAGCCTCTGTTTTGCCCGAAACGAGGTTGTCGTAGTAGTCTGGGGCGAGGTACTCCAGATTCTCCGCATCAGGATTAAGCTGCCCGTCGTCCAACAGGGCACACGGCTGCATGAAAATAGCCGTTTTCTCCGTCGGATTGGTCATGAACTCATGCCAGAACCCGCCCAGAGGCGGCGGGTTGGTCGAGCAGATGACGCCGGGGCACGTAACCCCGCCCATTTTGCGGCTCGGATAGCGGTTCACGCGACCCTGAAGTCCACTGAACACCTCGGGGTCCACCTCCCGGGCCTCCTCCACCCACGCGAAGCTCAATTCAAGCGAGAGCAGCCGCCGCACATCGTCCGGGGAGTCAGCGGCGAGCATCATGAACTCGGTGTGCAGCGTGGTGCCGTCGGGCAAGATGCCCTTCATCTCAAAAACATTCTCCGTCAGACGCCACTGGCCCATCTGTCCACCGGCCAGAGTCACAAACCACTGGTCTATGAGCGGCTTGACGGTCGCCTTGAGCTGGGCCATCGTATTTCGCAGGATTCCAACCTTGGTACGGCGCACCCCGTTGAACGGAGACTGCGCCTTGGCGCGTCGGAAGCACTCAAAGAGCGCAGCGGTGGACTTTCCTCCGCCAACGGGGCCGCAGATCAGTTTGAGGTACTTCTCTGACAGCATGAACTCCACTGCCGTCGGGGATGGTTTGAAGTCAAGCATCGGGTATATCGAGGTTGAGCAGCTCTACTATCGTTGGATTGGGTGTGAACTGCATCCCTGCAGTGGCAATCACCTCGGCAGCGTCCACGTCGATGAACGTTTTGCCTCCGGTGCGGGAGAGGTCAATGTTGATGTTGAATGTCGGCAGTGTTTGCTGCTGGCTGTCTTTGTCCTTCGCGGCCCAGCCAAGTAAGTCCATCTCCAGACGGATCATCTTGTTAAAGTCGTCAGGATCGTCAGTACCGTCTACCAGATCACGGTACTCTTTCATGTCCTCAGGGATGTCTTTTGCGAGTCGTAAGCGCAGTCGGCTGCGAATCTCCTGTATCTCAGCTTCGGCAGCGGCGATCTGTTGCTTTACGGTTTGCGGCGCGGTGTCAAGTTCTTGCATTGAAAAAAGACCCCACGGATTAGGCGGGGTTCAAAGGAGAGAACGCGGTGCCAGTATAGATGTTTCACGTGAAACATGCTAACTCTTTTTAGTGCGTAACATACGTTACAGAGATTTCAAAAATTGGATTTCCAAAAACTGGGGGACTTAAGGGTACCACCACCCCCGTCAACCCAGTTGTCCCACCCACCC